CATCATAACAAAGCGTTGCAAAATCCACCCTGTCTACTTTATTTATAACTATACCGTTTGATAAAGGCCTATTGCTAGTGTCGCTAGTTTCTAGCGTTATACAGTATTTTCCTTTTTGCTCGTCATAAGCTCCATATATAGTATCACACACTTTTAGGTTATCTTTAAACCAGTCTTTCATACCAGCATCAGATATAGGTGTTATACCATCTTTTGACAACCTTAACACCGCGCCTCTTCTTTTGTCAGCAAAGTACTTTCTACTACCATAAACAGCAAAGCTTTCTGGATTTTCACTTATACCATAGTTACCAGCGTATGGTGTTATTTGACCTATAACTACTTTAGCGGTAGCTGTCAAAGCTTGTCCTTCAGCTGTAAATATAGCGTCTTTATCTATTAAAGCTCTATTAACTTTATTTTCTTGAAATATAATCAAGTTTGTATCTTCTGCATGTAACTTTTGTATACTACCTTGAGCAACGTCTACAGCTCTTGTTATCGACTCTCCACTAGGAAATTGATTAAGCTCGTTAACACTTGTTCTAGAATTAAATATACCAGAATAAGTCATTGCGTTTTTTCTAACTTTTGTACCATACTGCTCATCAGTAATATGGGCTTTAACACCGTAGTCCATAGCCTTACCGTTAAATTCACCCTCTATTCTAGACTCTTCAATATGGTACTTACCAACAGATTCACCACCTGCTAATACTACCGAGTTAAAGTAAGATATTTCTAATATTGCTCCCATTTATTATTTGTTAATTATATTGTACATTGCGAGTTAATTGATGTAATAACACCTGAGCTATTTATAACGTAAGGTATATATTGACCTTGAGAATTTTGAACAACTAAAAAGCCAGCGCTTAATGTTGTTGTCAATGTGGCGTTAGTATAAATTTTGTTGTTAACGTTTAATTGTTGTGGTAGCATAAATGCACCTAAATGCTTTATAACATAGTAAGTTGTTAGCGAACTAGTTTGAGCACCAACACAAGCGTTGCTATTTGTTGACCCGTGAAAACCAGATGTTTCTACAACTTTCAAAGGTGTTAAACTAATTGGTTGAGCTATTGCTGGCTGTAAGTTTCCGTTGTCTGTAACAGTCCAAGCTAGATTAGCACTTCCAGAATAAACACCGTTTACAGGAAGCCCAAATATACTAGTGAAATTAAAAGTTGTACTAGGATTTAATCTGTATGAGCCATCTGTCGAAGTTGTTGCTATGTCAAAGTGAGAAGAATCATTACCACTTAGAGTTGCTGTTAAGCCAAAACCGTTATTGTTTGAATCAGCCGATCCATTAACAGCTGTTAGAGTTGCTAGATTTCTGCCTGTAGGAAATGCTTGCGTGTTACTTGGTATTATTATTCCACCAGGATTATTCGCTGTTGGTCCTGTGTTAGATATAACTGCTTTTATATCGCCGTTACCAGCTATGCTATTGCTTTGTACTGCTCTAAGTGTTATGCTATACACATCATTAGCGTTGTTATTGTAAAAAGCAAATAAATCATTTGTTTTCAACATCCAGTTTCTCTGTATATATGTTGGTATGTTTGTTGTTTGATCAACAGACCCACTCATATAACCTTGTATTACATTAGTACCACCTGTATCAGTTATGTTTACAACCACAACTGTTTTTACAAAAGCGTTGTTACTAACGCTACCATGATGTCCTTGGTAAAACAATATTCTATACCAGCCATTGCCATTAAAGTTCGCGGGCATAGGGGTTTGTGAACCGCTTGCTCCCTGTGTTAACCAGCTAATGTATTGTGATGATAATCTAAATTTAGACATTCCAGAAGCGCCATCAAGTAAAGATTGTTGTTCAGCTAGTGCCGCTGAAGATTTAACGGTTGATATTCTAACGTAAGATTTATCATCTTCATAAGCAACGCTAAACTTACTTAAATCGTTACCATCACTAACACTATTTGTAACACCTAGTACTTGAAAGCTACTTATTGTAGGCGAGCTTCCGTCGTCGTAAGGTGTAGCTGTTAGCTCACCAATTTGAGCACCTAATAAAGCTTCTTCTAAAACAGGAGCTTCCGTGTCAGCAACAAACGAATTAGTACTAAACGTAGGCGTTATTTGAAAGTTAGTAGGCCCTTGACTAGCAAAATCACAATGTTCATTTAAATCTCTAACCAAGCCACATGATGATGTTTCCCAGTATATATCTAAATTTGACTCAAATGGTTTTGTTTCAAAAACAGTTAAACCTCTGTCTTTTGCTTTAGGATAACCAAAAGGCATATCAGCACTCATATTGTTTGAAGTTCTGTTCCAATCACTTCCATTTACGTTGAACTCACCTGCAACAGCAACTGGTTCTAAATAAAGATTTGGTATTTCAGCTACTGTAGGGTTTTTATGATTATCAGCTAAGAAACTATAAGGTCTCTGTCTATCTGTAAAGAAAGAGTCTTGAACTTCTCCAAGACCATCATCTCTTTTTGCGTTTGACGAACTAGATAAACCTTGATCTATAGCAGGTCCTATGCTCAACACAGGTATGTAGCTTTGATCAGCGCTACTGTTTATTGTGGAGTGATAATGTTTGTTATTAACAGCTGTAGTAACTTGTACTACTTTTGGATATAGCTTAACCTCTGATCCAGATAAACCATCTCTAGATGTAGTAACAGGATAACCGTTAACAATTTTTGTTCCAAAATCTTCACCAGAGTCGTTAAAATCTTTTATCGACCTTGGTACTTTGTTTATGTTATCGTTTGTTAAAGAAAACCAACTTCTACTGTCTGGGTTTGTGCTAAACTTACCTTTTATAACTTGATCTCTATAACCTGAAAAACTAGTAACCTCAGAGTCTTGTATACTCCAGTTGTTCATCGGGTGAGATGTATAAACATTATAATAATCTTGTTCTTTTTGTTTTACAACAAGTCTCCAAGAATACCAACCATTAGGTTTTGTTGTTGAGTGTGTTTTACTTTGCTCTACTATTCTAGAGTCTTTAAATTCTACGCTTAAAGCATTACCTATAGCTTGGTGCTGTGTGCTCCAGCTATATGCAGAGTTAAACTTACTACTTAAGTCTTGTATTACAGCATCAACAGTATGTGTGTCAGATAAATTATCAACTTTATATGTTGATGGGATAACTGGAGAAGTTCTACCATATTTATCAACCAAAACCATACCTACTTGATAAGTTCTTCTTTGTTTTAAATTGTGATATTTATATTGCTCTCTATTGTGAAAATAATGACCAACATCATTAGCATCATAACCAACCTCGTTTTCACCTTTAGGTCCACTTGTTACTAAAAACTTAACACCTTTTTTATTGTCTTCATCATTAGGTAAATCATAACCTAAAGTTATGTTACCATATACTAATCTGTTACCAACTAGCTCTTGTGCTTTTGCTCTAACTGGAGCGTTGTCACCAACTCTTATTAATTGTTTTTCAGGTAATACTTTAAAAGGATCTCTTGCTAAATAAGTGTAAGAAACTGTTTGTCTATAGTAATGTCCTGAAGATTTAGGTTTTACCTTATATCTTTCAAAAGTTAAACCACTTATATTCACCATGTCAATCTCATCTACTATTTGTATAGAAGATGTTCCAGCTTCTCTTAATAGTATTTCAATACTTTTTATTTTAAGAGCGTTTATATATGAATTAGCACTTACATTTGATGGAGATGTTTCGTGTTCTGTTATAATGCCATTATTTTTTACCGTAGGTATTGGTATACGCATTATTACTTTGTCATAAGCGTTTTTAACTAAAGGCGCTTTATTGTTTTGATACATGTATTGTGAGCTAGCGCTAACTATAGGCTCTGGCGCATCTGATTTACCTGCAGAGCTAAATTCTATGTTACCACTGTTTAATGGCTTAAATACGTGTTGAGTAAATGGAGATATTATAGAGTATGTATTGTCTTGGTATTTATACCTGTATGCAAAACGTATAAATTTTTCTTGCATATACTCTGACTTAGTGTGTTGAGAGCTATTACTAGGGTTTGTTGTTATTAAAGTGTAAGTATCACCTTTGTTAGCGTCAGAACTAGCTTCATTTGATTTATGTAAAAATGGAGGTAAAAAAGGAGCTACTTTAGCAACTGATATTTTTTCTTCGCAATTATAATAAGCGGCATCAGCTATAGCAACATCAATGTCTATATATCTTGGTTGGTTATAATTATCCGTCCAATATAAAAACTTACCAATTACATTAACACCAGTTATGTGGTGAGTTGTAGAAAAATTTAGAAAAACACCGGTAGCTAAATAATATGTTTGGCCAGTAGATTCTCTCATTACTATTCTACAGTTTTCATTACTAGCGCCACTAGCTCTATCTATCGAGTTTATATCACCACTAAAATTTGTAGATGTAAAGTTTGTTATAAACCAAAATATTCTTTCAGTAGCAACATCAACATGAGAACCTATAACAACGCCAAGATCTTCAATACCACTACCTAAAGCTAAAGTACCTTCGTTTATTAACTCATGGCCCCTAGCGTTTTCTATAGCACCAACATCAGAATCTTCACTATTTGTTATAAGTATATTCTGTGCTTTTCTATATTCACCTTTAGGTATAAGTCTTTCATCAAGGTCTAAATTCATTTTACCCTTGATAAACATGTTTTTTAATTGCGCCATTTAATTAGTGTTTTAGATGTTTAGACTTACCTCTCATAACTTGTGTAAGTTCTCCTATTTTTAAATTAGATAATCTAATTTTAGCATTACGCATTGCGGCTCTTCTTGATTTTCTATATCTATTAATAACATACTCAGGAACACCAAGCCTAGTGTTTAGTAAGTTAAAAACGATGCTCTGATACACGGCGTCCTCAGCTAGTTTGTGTATTTTTGTTTCATTATCAGTAGCTAAACCGTCTGATATGTATTTAAATGTTATTAGTTTATCTTTTAAATTACTACTAAAAGATATTTTACCATTAGCTTCGTCTATGATAAACAAACCGTTTTCTTGCATATTTTCTGGGTTACCACCGTATCTTTGACCAATATTACCTATTTTGTCAGTATGATAATTTGTGTGATAAAAATAATCATTAGACTCTAGTGTTCCAGAAAGATTAGTAGCATCAAAATCTCTAAATCTTTCATTTGTTAAAGCGCTACCTACCATTAAGTTTTCGTTAACATCATATAAATAGTCATAATCAGAGTCTTGTAATATAGCTTGACTTGGTATTGAAGTGTCTTTTGTAGGGTATATTATGTGTTCTATACCAGCTGTATCAACCCAAGAAAATCTAACATAGTTTATGTAGTCTTGAGGCATTGGTATGCTTAAGCTTGGTGGTATTTCCACTTCTTGTATTTTTTCTACTCTTGAAATATCGTACGCAAACTCCTGTATACATCTTTTAGCTTGAAATAAAACTTCAGATCTTTTAGCTGTGTTAATTAATTTACCATCTCCAACATAACCTATCATAAAGTTACCTACAATATCTTTTAGCGATATATATCTATAATCACCTAACGTGGAATCATTTAACAACAAGTCAATAACAGCATTAGCTGCTATTTCTCCAGCATTTGTTAAAGCTGTTGTTGCAAATCCAGATGTTAAATGTGTAAATGTTATAGTAGCAACGCCGTTAGTAACATTATAAGTGTAGTTGCTTTGAACTTGAGTTTCTCCATTTATTGTTATAACAAAATCATTAATAGTGTCAGGGGTGTATGGAAAACTGCTAGACAAAGTAAACAAAGATCTAGGTATGCTATTGTTAGTAGCTCCCTCAGATCCGTCCCATTGATATTTACTTTCGTAGTAATGTAAAGGTGTTGCTTTTAGTGTTCCCATGTTTATTGTGCTTTAATTGCTGATTGTGTTTGTAAAGCTTTGCCAACCAGTGTTGTTATATCTGTGCTTTTAATTACTACACCTGCAAAACCTAATATAGTTAATATAAGTGTTGATTCTTCTGATGGGTGTAAATCAAAATTTGTTGATCCTTGTGTTGTGTTACCAGAGTACAAATCATTTTCTCCTATTGTTATAACTAAATTTGCAGAACCTCCAATAACCGCACTCGCGACTGTTATCGTGCTTCCAGCGGTGTGTCCAGCGCCAGAACCTGTTATTTCTACATTTGTTACTGCGTTACCAGCAACTGTTACAACTATAGTGCCAGTACCAGATCCAGTAAAACCACTTGTTGTACCTACTGTACCTGTATAAGTTCCATTTGTAGCTCCTGATGATATGGTTGTTCTTGATGTTAAACCATCGCTAGCTATGATTAAACCATCTTCTACATAAGTATTTGAATCGTATATGTTTGTTCCATAAGTTGAATTAATTGTATATCCAAATCTTGGCTCTGTAGGTATTTTAATGTAATCCACAGATATAGTATCTGTTATTGTTGGTTGAACAACAATAGATGTTTGGCCTAAAGAAGTTGTTGTTTTGTAATATACTGGAAATTCTTTTGATGGTGCGGTTAACGGTGAAGACAATATGTACGTTAACTCATTCTTGTCTATTTCTTCTAAAGAAACAGTTTTATTTAACATGTTTAAATCGATTAGTTTAAACACGTCGTTTGGTAATCTATTACTTGATAAACTTGAAGTTTTGTAAAAAACCTCTATTTTTTCTTTTATTTTTTCTGGTAAATCAGCGTAACCAGCGTTTATTCTACCAAGAGTGTCCATTGATAAAAACTTGTTATATTCAGCAAAAGCTATTTCTAATAAATTTAACTGAGCTTGTTTAGCTAGTTTATTAAACTCATCAGGTGTTAAGTAGCCTCTCTGTTCTTTGTTTAGTATTGATAAAACTGATTTATATACTGTATTTACGTTTATCATAATTTCTTTTTATTATAAAGTGGTCACCCCATAGAGATGACCACTCTACAAAATGATTTATTTTAGTTTTTTCTCTATTGAGTTTAAGACTTTTAAACCTTCATCTGTTTTAAACCAAGCAGCTAAAGCAGTGTATGGATGTTCGTCAAAAGGAACTTCAAATAGTTTTCTTTTTTCTTTACCAGCCATAAACGTTCTATTGTCTTCTGACAGTATTAAAATACCGTTTTCAACAGCTTTTATACCTAAGTTTCTTAAATTTACGTTTTCGTCTTTAGTTAACTCTAAGAATAAAGCAGGGTTTTCCCTAGCAAATATTAAAGTGTCTCTTCTAAGCTCCTTAGATTTCATCTTACTAACCTTAGAACCGATCTCTGCACGCATAATTGCTTCCATGTCATCTACTGACATTTCAGCCGCCGCATTTAATGCATCTATTTCTAACTCAAAAATATTTAAGTCAGCCTCAGCATCTACTTCGTTATCTACTTCTCTAAAAGTTTTATTTACATCTGGGTGATACATAGATAAAAATTTTTGTAAAGTTGTATCTTTTTTCTCAACAAACAAAAAGCCATCTCTAAATATAATATGCCCAGGTCTTGTTTTACCTTTCCAGTCTTCAACAAAAGGGGTTGTTTGATTAATAGCGTAAGCTATTTCTCTTTGATAACCTTTTTCTTCATCAAAATAGTAAAGGTTTTTTCTTTTCATTATTCTAACCAGAGGTCTATCACCTATTAGCTCGTATAATCTATCTTTTATTTCCCACTTTGGAGAAACAGGCTTAGCAGCCTTTTGTTTTTTATTTTCCATAATATAATATAATTAAATAGTTTATAAAAGTAATAATTACCCCCGTATAAAATACGAGGGTAAGAATTACAGTAATTGATTATCTGAATAATACGAAGTTGTTTGCTCCTTGAGTAACAATACATCTTTCAGATAGATAGTGAACTTTCATAGCATCAAGATCAGATGTCGCAGCACCTACAGATCCAGTTGTCCATTTTTTAAGTTTTCTATCATCAGCTTGAGACGCTCTGTATCTTACGTGTAAGAAAGGACGTCTGATGTTTTTACCCATGTTTTCATCGTAAACAGTTGTAGTCCCAGCAGGTACCATAACTCCTTCGATTTTTCCAGCAGTAGCTCCATCATTCACTAAGAATCTAGTTGACTTGTTGTTTAAGTATTTCCAGTCAGTTTTGTAGAAATCATAAGATGCTCTTCTAAAACCGTTGAAACCTAAATTTAATGCCATATCCTCAGAGTTGTTAAACACACCGTAGTTAACACCACCAGCATAGTGTGAATTTACACCAGCTAATAAATCATCTACAGCTAAAGCAGCTTCTCTGTTTAAGAACATCATGTTCTCAGCAATACCACCTTGCTTGTCTAACTCTTGTAAAAGAATATCGAAATCTGCAAGATCGTCATTTACTAATGGAGATGAACCAGCACCACCATCAAACATACCAGCACTTGCAACAAGGCCTCTGTTTTCTAATGCAGCAAATAAACCTTCAGAACCAGTACCAGTGATACCAGAACCTACTACGTTTTCAGCTTCCATCATTGACATCTCTAAGTAATCATCAAATCTCTTTTCTGTATCACCTGAAGACTTTAGGTACCATAAGTAACCTGATTGTCCAGCTTCACCAGAAACTTCAACCCAACCAATTGCAGCCGCGTCAGATCCATTGATCATAAACTCGTCTTTGATTATCATTGGTTTGTTTTGAAAAGACTTGAATTCAGCTTCAACTCCACCACCAAGACCAGAAGTCCCTTTTTTGAAATCAGAACCGTATACAAAGAATCTAATAACTAAACCTGATGTACCACTTAAGTTAGCGTGGTCAACAAAGTTATTATATCCGTAAGGTTTGATTGTACAAGTAGTTCCATCAGTTGCAGCCGCTGTAACTTGTCCTTTAAGAACAACTACATTAGAAGACTGAGTAACTTGACATACAACCGTTTGTCCAACTCTTACAGACATTGCGATACTAGAACCAGATTCGTTGTCAATATCTTTAGGAGCTGTTACAGCGCCAGTAGTTGGGTTAATTGTAGCTTTGTAAGCTAAGTGTAATCTACCTTGCTCAGACCAAATTACTTGATCAGAAGACATAGGCATTTCTGCACCGACCATTGATAAAAATCCACTGATAGATCTGTCTCCATATCTTTCAATTTCTGATTCATAAAGGTCTGGCAGGTATTGTTGAGCCCATCCGCTATTACGGATGTCTAAGTAAGCGCTTTCTAGCGTTACTTTGCTCTGAGCAGGAGTAACTAATCCGTTACCTAACGTGCTCGAAGTAAAATTTACTTGTGCCATTTTTAATTAATTTTAAGTTTGTTAATAATTTTTAAGTTTAAATTTAAGCTTAGAACTATCGTCACCACTAATTGCTTTTACTTTTATACCTCCGGCATTAACAACGCCACTATCAGTTTTTCTAGCATCCATGTTTATATTTTTGGCTTGGCTAGTCATATTTTTAATAGCATCGGCTTTACCTTGTTCATAAAAATGATTAGCAATAGCATCTGCGTTTTTACCTGCAAACAACGTCTTGTGGTAATCACTAGCGTTTTGAAGCGTATTATCCTTACTAATCCAAGGTTTTAAATACGTAACAAAATCACTTTGATCTTCCTTAACGTCTTGCATGTCTTTAACATTGTAGCGATATTTCTTGTCTCCAACTTTAAAATCAAAACCTTTGAAGTCTTCGTTAAAAACCCTATCAGTCTCTTTGTTAAATACTGTTTTAGCTTTTTGTTGTAGTTCTTGTGCTTGTTCTTGCTCTTTATTATAGCGATCGAAAAAGCTAACTGCTTTTTGTTGTTGAGGAGTTAACTTAGACCCTAACTTAAGATCTTCGTAATATTTACCCTTCAACCCTTCCAAGTGTTGTTTAGCTTCAGCGACAGCTTCTTTATAAGCAAGCTTTTTACGTTTTACGTCTCTTTCAGCGTCTACATCTTCGTCAATTGAAAAATTATCTTCTATTAAAAAAGATATTTCGTCTTGATCTAAATGTGGCTTAGTTTTCTGATAATATTCTCTTAACAAGTTACCATCGTCTAAACTAGAATAATCCGTATTGAGTTTGACGTAGTCCTCAACCGATCCACCTGTCTCATTCATAAACTCCACGAGTTTTTCAATGTTTTCTGGTAGGTCCATTCCTGGAGTTTTTTCTTTTACCGCAGTTTCTTCAACCTCTTCCTTTACAGGCTTTGGCTCTTCATCTGTTACATCTTCGAGAATTACTTCTTCTTTTTGCTCAGTTTTTTCTTGCTTTTCTTGACTACTTTTTTCGTCATCTTGCTTTTCTTCTTTCCGTATGGCATTTTCTTGTGTTTTAATGTTAGACAAATCTACTTTATAATCTCCGTCCTCATTACGAGGAGTTTCAGGTTTTTCAACCTTTTCAACAGTTTGTTCAACTGTATCTTGTGTAGTTTCTTCAACTACGTTTTCATTTTTTTCTTCCATAATATAATATAATTAAATAATTGTTAATGTTTATCTTGGGTTAAACTGTTCTAAACCAAAACCATCCAAGTTATCAAAACCAGCTGATTCAAAGTTTTTCGGACCAGTGTTACCTTTTCTTTGCTCAATTAACTCACTTTGTTGAGTTGCTTGTATTTTAGTTCTTTGGTCTTTACGATCTTCCTTTCCGCTCTCCTTATCTTTAATCACTTGCATTTCTTGTTGTTTTAACTGCATATTAAGATTAAATTCAAATTCCATTAATTCTTTTTTAATAGCAGCCTCTCTTTCCATTTTTGCAATATCAAATTGACTTTGGGCTTGAGCAACTTGAGTTTTAGTTTGAGCAAGAGCTTGTTGCTTTTGCATATCAGCAGCAGCTGCAGCTTCAGCAGCCTGCGTATTTGATTGAGTTTGAGCTTGTATGTTTTGCATTTGCATTTTTCTATCAAGCTCTTGTTTTTTCTTTCTTCTAAGTTTTAAAAGTTGATTTGCTAGTTTTAAGTTTTTAACCTCACGTATGTCAATAGCATCTTCAAGATTTATTTGATCTTTCTGTATTGCCATTTGTATATTGTTTTCTAACAATTGTTTTTCTTCTAAATCAGGCATTAAATCTAAGTATATACCAAAGTCGTGTAAATGTAACTCGCTAACTTCTTTTAAAGTTGCTACATTAAACTTGCCAAGCGTGTTTAAAAACTGTTGTTTTGTGTTAGAGTATTCTAAAACATCTGATATTCGTAAAGCTAAACACTCTGCTGTCTTTAGTGTTAAGAATAAGCCAGCTTGCAATATATGTCTTGTAGCCGTGTTGCTGTTAGCAGCTGCCATTTTTTGTATACCAACTAAAGCGTTACCATCTGGCATACTACCATCTCTAGCTTCATTTAAACCAGTAACA